TCTGGCTTGGCAAAACTCCACCTCCTCTGGCTTGTAAGCAGGTGGTTCAACTTTCATTCGTAGACCCCATTTGAGATACCACTCCTGTAAGTTGTCCAATATCGGTAATGCTGTGGCAGGCAAAAACAACAGCAAATCATCACCATCGTTGAAACAATCGATGTCCTTGATCCCATTCTCCTCAGCATACAACTTAGCAAGCATGCAAGAAATCATGCAATTACCAAGTGAAGTGTTTTGGTCGCCAGAACACCGCATGGCGCCAATTCGGGCCTTGACAGAACCATCAGGGCATTGCGCCCTGCCTTTGTTGTCCAACTGACAACGTAGTAGAGCTGGTAAAAGACGATCTCCAGGATAGCACCGCGCGTAAACACCATGCTCGGCAGTGAGCAATTCACGTCCAATTGTCTGGTCAAACCGACTTGCGTCAAGTCCAACACACACCCAATTTGGGCGCAATTTGCTCACTATAGCTTCGCCTTTCTCCTCCATGGTCATGCCTTTCGCCACGACCACATCGGAACCCCATAGTTCCGCCAAGGACCTGTACACTTGCTTCTCAATGGGCAACAAGTACCTGCCAAGTAGGTAGTTAAAACCCGGACTTCTTGGTGAAATTATCCTCGGGACTTGGAGCTTTGTCCAAAAGGTGTTTTCTTGTTTCACGAAGAAGCCCAGTTGAGCCAGGTCGTTCAGACTAGGGCTATTAATGTCAATGTGCTTCTTTGCAGCTTCGTAGATTTTGCGCTTGAAACCGGTCCTCGAGGAGAGAAACTCATCCGAGGTGGCACGGCTGCTTACGCCAATCCCCAAAGCAACTCGAGACACAATGCCATCAATCTCACTGGCCTTTCGGACACACGTCGGACGGGGAGTGCCTTTATCATCAAGATAAAAGACTCGCTCCTTCATACCCGCCTCAACGTTAACCACCGACTTATCAAAAGGAGCCACCGCTCCAGTACCAAACATCCAACCTGCCCGATAATACTTGCGTGCTGTGGTCCGCGCTGGAGTCCACTTCTTAACTACCAACCCCTTGTGGCTTGGGGCTTGAGACTGGTAATTAACAAATGGAATACAGGTGCGGCACCACTATTCAGGCAAGCCCATCCGAATTCTACCCGCAGCTTTACAAACAGAGTACGCCCTACGCGCTTCCAACTCATTGGCAGTGATCGCAAACACGGCCACTACCATACGGTCGACGTGCGCATCAATGTGAGCAGGCCTCATGCCATGCTCCGACATCCTGCGTACCATGAATCCTCTTGCAAGAGCGCAAGTATGCTCAGACGCCATTCTTGCACCATAAACGTTTCGAGCCTCAGCAACGACGTTACTGAGGTACGTCCCGTTAACTGCACCTCCCTTAAACGGCTCATGTACATACTTCTTACGTTTCGCGACGCGCCTGCCACTCGGGCGGCGGCGTCTACTCCCTGATGCGCCCGCATGATCTGATTCCTCCTCAGAGCCATCAACACTCTCGCCCTCGTCCTCAAAATCCGCAACGACGATGTCATGCGACTCACCTGGGAGACAATCTCTTGTTTCAGGTTCATAATGTTCTGCTGCAACGATAAGATCGAGGATTCCAGCATTTGTAAGTACGTTGTCGTTATACCTGGCGTTTCGCCGACGCCGTACAAGTTCAAACACGCAATACCCAACAGCAGCTGCTCCAGCGAGGGCAGATCCTGTTCTAAGCAATTTAATGCAACCCGCAAAGACATTGCGGCGTACGGGCTCAGGTTTCCCCAACCGCCCAACCCGACCGGCAATGTCCGTCACCTGGTGTCGCAACTTAGTCAATTCTCTGTCGTTCTGCACGTAATGTGTAGTGATTGCACCGCCCACAGCGGCGGCAACAATGGGTAATAAATTCATCACCTTCTAATTCTTTCGGGCCCTACGAATGGACGTACTCGAATTAA